ACGGGCAGCCTCTAAGGTCAATCCGCGAGACCGCAGTTCCTCTTCAGGCGGGTCTACAAAAGCGGCAAGGTTTGCCTCTGTTAAATCTGTGACCTCTTTGAGAACAGGCTCTTTTTTGCGGATGGCCTTGTCCAAAGCTTTGGTTAAATCAACTCCATCTGTCAACCATGTTTTGGCAGACTCAAAGTCAATCCCTTGAACGTATTCGATTAGAGAAGTGACACTTCCCTTGAAGTGACAAGAAAAACAAAAATGCGCTCCAGTATCTGCGTTAATCCACCACGAAGGATTTACATCTTCTTTGCCAGTCCGCTGAATGTGAGCAGGGCAATGACCTTGGATTTCAAATCCATTAATTCGTATAACCTCAACACCTAGTCGGTCAAGCAGGTCTTCCATATCCTCAACGGTCATAGTCAGCCTTCTTGTGCTTAACCTTACGACTGTAAGCCTTCTTGCTTTTTACTGGCTGTGCAGCGTTTGAACGACGTAGTTCAAGAACTCGTTTAATGCGCTCTAAGTTTGGAAGTTTCATAGGTCGGTTGCATCCATTTCACGGAATCGACCCTCCGACCATTGCCACTCAAGAGTTACTTCAGCAGGTCCAGAGTTACGGCTAGCAACAACCTTTAGAAGACGGGTGTCCTCTACGGCCTCGTCTTCGCGCTGTAAACCAAGGATTATGTCAGCATCTTGGAAAAAGGAAGATGAGTAACCGATTGAGTCTGCAGTTACATTTCCTTTTTTCATCTTCCAAGTAAGAACCTGAGTTGAGATAACGATTGGCTTATTGAAACGCTGTGCCAAACGCTTTAGTCCACGAGTGATGTTAGTCAACGCCAACGGTGTATTTGCTTCCCCGGTCTGTTCGTCGACCATCAAGTACACACCATCAATAAAAACAATATCTGGTTGCAGTGTTTGAATCTTTGCAGCAATACCTGAAACTGTTGAACCTGCTGCTGAGTCAACTAACCAAAACTTATGCTGAACCTTCTCCAACCCCTCAAGAATCTTCTTGTAACGTGACTCTTCTTCTGGAGTTAAAGTTCCTGTCATTAAACGCTGGTGTGAGACAAGAGCACGCATAGCATCGTAACGAGCCTCTTGTTCCATATTGCTCATTTCAAAAGACTGAAACATAGGCACTTTCTTTTGCTCACGGTGAATGTTCAACGCTACCTGCAAAGCAAGAGTTGATTTACCAGTCTTTGGTGGAGCAATGATTACTACTAGTTGACCATCTTGCAATCCACTAGTTGCTTTATCAATAGTTGGGAATCCTGTTGGCAATCCACGCAATCCGTTTGGCAGGTTCTTGCGCTCTAAGTAATCTTCCCAACGACGCATAGGTTCGTAGGTAAGGTCAAGGTCGCTAGTTCCGCTAAGACCGTCATCCTCAATCTTGATAAGTCCGCGTTGAAGTTTAAGCAACGCCTCTTCGTGGTCTGCTCGTTTATCAATTGATTCAATCGCGTCACGCAACATTCCTACTGTTGCAGTCTTGCGACGTGCTTCTACTACAGCATCTAAAAGATAACTAAGATTATCGTCAGAGTTAACTAACTCATACGTTGGGTAATTCTCTTTGATTATTTCAAGGCTTGGGCATTCACCATACTTTGAGTAGTGGTCCCGTAACTTGTTCCAAACACGCTTGTCATCATCGTCAGCAAACCAATTGCTGTTTACGTTACGGCTAAATAAAGGCGTTAGGTTACGTTCACTGATAGCTTTGCTAAGCAGTTTCTTTTCGTTGTTCACTACACCACATCCATTCCCCAACTACCGTACCGTAATAATCTATCAGGTCTATCTATCACCCCCACTACCTCAGGTCTATACGGAAGCGTAGCAACCAAGTGGTCTAACGAATCGTATGCCGTTGTGTAGCGGAAGGGATTAGTGCCGGATTTTTCCAGTGCTGCTGTTAATTCGTCAAGTTCATCATTGTTCATGTCGTAAGACACTAACTCAAACGTGTACGCACTACGCGTTGCGTATAGGTATATGCGACTTAAAACTTGAGAGTTAAAAGTGTAATCTTTTTGTATTTTTGGAATTACTTTAAAAACTTTTTTAATAGAAACTTCTTGAGTAACTATTAAATCGGTGGTAACAAGAACTCGTCTTGGAAAGTCATTACTTATATCCCCCTTTAACATTTTTTAGTAAACCTCTATCTTTCCAAATTTTATAATGAAGTCCCTGAAAGCATCAGTTGACTCCTGTGCTCTGTCGGCTTCTTCTTTTGTAGCTTTTTTAGAAATCTCTAGTGGATACGTTCCGCCGTTTGTTTTAATCCTAGCGGTTACAAACCGTGCATGCTTACAACTGCCGCGTCCGCTATATCCAGGACAAGTGCAGAGAAGCTTTCCGTCTACGGTGCTGCTTACCTCGTAAATAGCAGGACTTGGTGTGGCGTTTTGACTCAAGAACACTTGAATTAACTTCACGTCCTGGGCTTGCATTTTTCCCTCCATTATTTACGTAGGTCTCCTTTCGGAGATTTTAGTGCAATAGGTACGAAAGCTTCTCGGGCAAAGCTCTCAGTTGCGGGACCATAAACTGAGCCCCAGGCCTCTAAAGGGATATTAGAGGTCACAATGGTGGGAAGGCCATTGTTAAAACGGGTACGGAGTACGTGATGAAGAATTGTCTTCTGCCAGCCAGAACCTGACTGCTGTTCCTTGCCTACATCGTCAATGACCAGCACCCGAATGTTATAGGCGTCATCCTGGCATTCTCCAAGAATCCCCGCAAATAAAGACCGCTCTTCTTCTGATGGGTCTTCCATAAGGGCGCCCTTCAAATCCAGGATGGATGTAAAGGTCATGAAGTAGCAAGGACGCACAAGCGTTTTATTTTCTAGAGGGGAGAAGGCCTCCAGAGGAAAACGACGAAGTATGTCTTGCAGTGTGACAAGAGAAAGAGTTGTTTTTCCGTGGCCGGGTTCTCCGTAAAGAACTATGCCGAGCCCACAACTAACCTGACCAGCAGCACGAATAATCTTTCCCTCTTCTACAACATCAATCCACTCTTTAATGCTGTCAATGTTTTCTTGAGAAACTCCAGTGCAATCCGAAAACTCCCACCCAAGGCGGTTGTAAGGAATTGCTGCAATCTTCATCCAAGAACGACGACGCAGTTTTAAATCTTCTACGTTAAACATTTCCCCTCAATCTAGACATCGCCTTGTCCTTCAAGCGAATCTCTTCTTCACTCTCTTGTGCTGGAATCATAGACGTCTTTGCCTGAAGTACGTAACTTGGAAACTTATAAATAAACAACTTCCAAACCTTTTCAGCATCGTCGTACTTTTCAAAGTCTATGCTTTCAAAAAACATATCCATGATACGAACTTCAATAGCCCCATTAGTATCATGCTTCTTGCGTTGTGTGGCAAGAGCAGGGATAAATTGGCTGTTAGTCACAGACCAAGGCTTGATGTGCCAAATCTTAAATATGCGGTCGGCAAACTCATAACCAACATCAGTTGGAGTCCAATCCTCTTGGGCTGTGTGGTGACGGGTTAGGCGAGCCTTGCGCTTGCTTTCTTTATCCTGCTCGTATTCAGCCTTCTTCTTGGCTTCGGCTTTACGGCGTTCGGCGACCATCTCGTCTTTATCCATAGACGACGTCTTCTCGAAGAAGTCATAGCCCATGCTTTCCACCTCAATTTCCAACTTGTTGAACTCTTCCACCGACTCCGTCGGTGTACCTGGTTTACATACTAGCGAATTAGCAATTACAGAGTTATTGCTATTCTGCATAGCAAGTGTTGATAGGAGTCTGGTTTCAAGACTCTTGTAACCGAACTCTGTTACCTTGCTGTAAGTTACGAATCTACCGTCTATGTGAGCGGTTGTCGTCTCTATGTGCCCTAGGTCTCGTAACTCTTTTAGGGCAGCAAGCATTGAGGCACGACCACAATTAAAGTGCTTAGCCATGTCCTCTGCCGTTATCGGCACCAAACCTGACGCAGCCTCTATTAAAACTCCTAGGGCTTTGGCAGATAGCATTACTTGGTCTTTGTTTCCCCAAGTTTTGAAACGACGCGGTCTGCAATCATTTCCACAAGCGCTTCGATTCCTGCGTAGATTTCATCTACCGCTTCTTCGTAGTCTTCCTCGTCATCATCAATTTCTTCTTCGTCCTCGTCGTACTCTTCCTCTTCTGCAGATTTAGTTGAACTTTCAACTTTCGGCATCTCAGGGGTTTTTACAGAGGGCTTGATATCTTCTACTGGTGTAATGGCTGCTAGGCCGTCACAGAGGTCGTAGGCCGGTATTTCGGCTGCTTTGGCAGAGGCCAGTGCGTCCAAACAATCTGGGTCTTCGTCACTCCATAGCAAGAATGCCTGAGCGTTTTTATTTTTAAAAGCGGTCATTGCATCGCCTACTGGCGTATCAGACTCAGAGAGGGTTGCGTGAGAGATGCTGTCTAGAAATGCGCCAGCCTTGGCAAACACAACGATGTCTAACTTTTGCTGGTTGGCTAACTGTGCTGCCCACACCTGTCCCTGACTTGGGCGTTGATTAAAAGCAACTACTAATGTTCCACCTTCGCCATTGGCGTAGTAGTGGTCAGCCATAAGTGCTTCTACATTTGCACGACTAGTTTCGCCGTTACCTGCGATTACTACTGAATATGTCATTTTGACTCCCATCTTGGAGTCGCAGACTATACCCGACTTACTCTTCTGGTCTAGTTGGGCGTGTTATGGCTGGTTTGAAGGTGGTCATGCGGTCGGCGGCTACAACCATAAAAAGCGATAGGAAAGCCGAGGCCACCATTAAAACCAGGAAGGTTGAGATATTAGTCACGCCTAGAAGGGCCAGCCCACCAGCGGAAAATAATAAAGATGCCAAAGCCTTAGCCATCTTTAAATCTACTAGCTGGTCAATAACAGCTAGGAAGAAAGCGCCAAAAGCAGCAGAAGCCAAGAGTTCAAACATACGCCGATATTAATACATTTAAGATGGTTGAGCAAATAAAAGCTGATACTGAGTGCCGTTAGTAATGTAGTTGTCAATATCTGACAAGAGGCGGCCCTCTACTACGGTCTTATTTACATACAGGTGGCTCTTAGAGCCGTTGGTGCTGCCTTCCCAAAACAGGTTTCCAACAGTTGAGACGCCGACAGTTCCGTCAAAATACTCGTTTAAGAAAGCGCTTCTTTCAAACAACGCCTCATCCGCAATCAAGCTTACTTGAGTCGATGAAGGAACCCATTCAATGCTTGCCACGCAATAATCAGCGTTAGTTGGAGCGTACCCAGTAACCGATGGCCTAAACCAATCAGCGGTTGTTACTGCAATTGGTGTTCCAGACTCAGTGTTTAACAAGTTGTCGTCAATGTCGTACCAACGAATACGTAGGACAACTAAATCAGAACTGTTTGGGTTTGCTCCTTGATTTAAAAACCTAACGTAGGAACTAAACGTAAAGTAATCCGGTTTAGGAGCCTTTATCTTTATATTTTCTGAGTTAATTCGAGTGTTAATGTTGTTAGTTGTTGGGTTTAAAACTAGCGCGTCTAGTAGTTTAGTTGGAGCTCCTGATATAGAGCTAGCTAAAACTAAGGTTCCGTTAGTAGCGGTCCATTCGGTGTTTGTTTGAAAATTAGGGTTTGTTAACTCATTGATTCTAGATGCTTTAAAAGTAGCTTTTACAACACGTGCCTCTTCAAAAGCGGTCGCTACATCTGATTTTTCAAATTGAATTGCGTCAAAATAAAATACGTTACTTAATGCTGTAGAAGACAAAGTTATTACAGGAACGGCAAACATTGCATTAGTTGGAGCGGTTTGATTTACAAATGTAACGCGTTGCCAGCTACCTGTAGCAACAGACACAGCACTTCCAGTAGAGGTAGAAATTAATGCTCCACGACAGTTGTACCACTCAATACTTAATGTTGTATTTCTAGCAATAGTTCCAGCTTGAGCATAAACACTATATGTATATGCTTGACCAGCCGTTACCGGAACTCCCCTAGTTACCGGAGCAGATTTTCCACAAGTTAATGTGACGGTTCCTGCAGTAGTAACAGTAGCGCGAAGAACTCCAGCAATTTTATTTGGGTAGCTAGCTGGCGCAGAAGATTCTGAAAAAGCGCTAATTCCAGCAGTTCCACTTGTTATTCTTGCTAAAGTTGAAGCTGAAGAAGTCCAGTTTCCTATGGTTTGCTCAAATGATGAATCATTAAAATCAAGCATTAAATTTTTACCTTGAACAACTTGAACATCGTATCCGGTAAATGCCTTTAGGTAGGTTGCAAATCCATCCTTAGAGCCCTTTGTTTTATAGTTTTTCATCGCGTTTCTAAGCAGAACTCTTGACTGTTTTAGCCCAATTTCTGGTTCAAAACTTAATCCAAATTGTTTCATTAGTTGAGGGATGTAACGACCATCTACAAAAGAGGTGTCGTATGAGTACATTAAGTTGTAGGCATATGTTTTTTCTAAATCGTATTCAAATGCAAATAGACATAAAAAGTCTTTAAGGTCTTGGTTCTCTCGGTTTTCAAACGCCACGTTAAGGTGGCTTAGCTGACGATAAATTTGTGGCAAGTATCTATACATTGCATCACAAGTACCAAAGTTCTTTACAGAAATACCGTATGTATTTCCCGCTCTAAGCCAAACTTGAGTTGCGGTCTCTAAAACAAATAGAGAGTAATAGTAAGTTCTTCCTTCTTGAAGACCTGAGTCTGAGTATGTCTCAAGAGAAGTTGACTTGATTTGTTCATACAGTTCGTCGCCGTCATCAGGGTCTAGCGGGAAGCCATAAGGGTTTCTAACTAAACGAATGCGGTCCCATGCTCCTGATGGGAGGACCCACTCTAGGTCAATTGCTCCATAACCAACTGGGCGGGCAGTAAATGGGGATGCGTCAAACTCAACGATTGTGGCAGGGCCATATAAACCCACACCATAGTAATCTAAACCGTAACGGCCCATTTAAGCCTCCTTTTGGGGACACCCTATTGTCTAAGATATTTTCTGTACTGTCATGCTTTAAGGTCGTCTTGGGGGCATTCCAAAAGCACGATTTGGTATTTCTACGTATGAACTGTAGGACTCTGAACAGTCCATAAACTTTTTGGGTACCCCCGTAATTTCAAAAAATTGTTGAACGTCATTTCTTGATACATCTTCTAAACCTGACATGACTCTACCTAAAAGATTTGTAGCTTTTTCTACGTGATTCCAATAATCTTCTTTTCTATCGTCTGCCCATGGTCTCTTTACAACCCTAGTAACACTGCCATCAGGCTGTTTATGAGAATCATGATGATAAGTGTCTAAAGTTTGTAATGCGTAAACCGCCCACCCCTTTGAAAAAGTTCTTAAAGATAGTAAAAACTCTTCTGTATTAAAGGAACTGTTTTCATCAAAACCTACTTCATCAACCCAAGATTTAGGTGCTAAAAGGTAGCAACAAGTAACCCAGTACCCTCTTTCTGGGGTGTCTTTATTTACGCTTCTATAGCCAGGAAAGTTAAACCCAGGTATCAAATCAGTGTAATGAGATGCCATACTAGAAAATGGTCTAGGAACGTTTTGTAGCTCTGGTGTCCAGTCTTCATTAAGTTCATAGTCAGCTGGAGCGTAAGCAATTATATATTTTGTGTCTTTTATTTTTGAATAGCGTCTTATTGCTGATAAATCCCACCCAGGCATTGGAACTGTGTGCGAATCAAATTGAATCAAGAATTCATAGTCTTGTTCTACTTTAGTTGCTAATTTTCTAGCCCAACAAACTCCACCTCTGTATTTACTTAAATCAAAGTATCTATAAATTAATTGTTCTTTTGGTATAAAAGAAAAATCATGTTGTATTTCATCCTCAGATACTAGAGAAAATATAACGTTTTTTTTATTGTAAGCGTTGTCCCACAGTAATTTTACTGTCCTGTAAAACTCAGGGTCGCAGTAATTGACAACGCTTACTAACAGTTTTGTCAATTACATCATGCCCATCGGTTCTTTTGCATTGCCCCTGATAACCTCTAAATATTGAGGTCCTTTGGTAAAGTACCAGTGGTCAGGTTCGCAGAAAAAGAAGAAAGCATTACAAACTAAGTTAGTTTCTGGACTGGTAAATGCTTCTCGCCAATGCTCTTGGTCGTTTCCATACATAAACAGGCCTTCATTTTCTTTTAATATGTATGGCTTACCTTCAGCCCAAATAGCCCACGGTTCTTTTTGAAAAACGCACAGGTCGATGTGATAGGTACAAGCATTATCATCCTTGTGCTTCCAAAGTTTTGCAGCTTCCCCTTCGTAAGTGCTCATTAAGCACCAGGATGGCATAAGGGTTGGGCTTTCAAAGTATTCTCTTGCCACATCGGTCAGCATTTCGTGAATACGTTTCAGTTCAGGTTCACCAAACCACTGATGACGACCAAAACTGTTATCGTAAGCTGGTTTAGTAGCCCAAAGAAGCATTGCATGTTGTTGAAGCTTTAAAAGCTCATCTGGCGGAAGGATGCTCTCAACAACAAAAGGTTCTTTAATCTTTACTGGGTATTGTTCTGACATTTTTCACCACTTTCCAAGAGGACAGGTTGCGCCCTTTAACTTAGTTTTAGCCGCCATAAAGCAACCACATTTTTTGCACTGTTTTGTTAGTTTTATTAGTTCAGGGCACCCAAGACATGTCTTATAACGAGCTTCGGCCTCTTCTTCAGAGGCTTTGTCAACATTAGGGTTAACCATGTCCCAAGGGCGTGTGTCACCCAAATTTTTCTTATAACGTTGCCAAGGAGTTTCTGTCATAGGGGAAGAATACCATTCTCGTCGTATTTCCAGCCAGCTTCTACACTTCGGTACCAAGGGTGTTTGCCTGGGTCAACAACCGAAGCGTTATCGTCCGAACGTCTAGACAAAACAAAAATATCTGGTGAACTTGCTAAAACTGACCCAAATAAAGGAGTTGTTGTCAGTGTTGTTATAGAAAGGCCCTTTTTATCTATAAATTCAACCGTATTGCAAGAGTCAGACTTACAAATAATTGAACTTGAATTTAGTATCATTTCATAAAAAGGAACGTAGGTGACAATTGTATGAACAATCTCTCCATCAATACCAAAAGCAAGAGCTATTAAAGGATGTTTTGGCTTTTGAGGTGGCCATTGAATATCTTCAGTTGTTAGCATGAGTAGATACTAGCAAAATTATATACAGAACAACAAACACTGAGCACCGCTAGCAAATGAGCAGGCCCCCACTCCTCCGGTGCAATACTGTAGTATGTCAAAAGCCACGTCTCCAGCGGTACAACGGTTGCCATAGAACGGAGTTTGACCGGGGCAGTCGCCTACAGGCGCAGTTGGGGTAGGCGTAGTAGGCGTAGGCGGAGTTGGGGTAGGCGGAGTTGGAGTTGGCGGAGTAGGTGTTGGAGTACATATTCTCTTATTGCCAGTAGCTCCGCAAACGTTTTGATAATTTGTGCAGGAGTAGTTATCGCAGCCGTCATTATAAATAAATGTACAGCTTTCTGTACAAGTTGGAGGAGTTGGAGTTGGAGGAGTAGGGGTAGGGGTGCCGTAACTACTGCAATTGGTGTACGCCGTGTTTGCTTGTGGCCCAGCGCAAAGTCCGCCTTTATTACTACATTGAGAAGAAAGACCGGTGCTTGCTTCTCCTGACCCGTTATAGCCGCCGCTTACAGGTGTTCCATCACAGCAGCATCCATAAAAAGGAGTTGAGGTAGGGACAGGAGTTGGGGGAGCTTGATATTGATAAGCAGTAAGGCTAATTGTAGTTCCGCAGTCACCGCAGGTTCCTCCCGCAGGAGTTTGAGAAATAACACATCCAGCTAATCCAGCATCCGTTGTTCCAACATATGAATATGAAAGATTAAAGCCAAGAGCAGCAAATCCTGGGGCACAGCTACCAACAAGGTTTGGAATTGGACAGCAAAGGAAACCGTTACATTCGGAAGCACTTGAGGAATAGCTTGTGCAAGAAGGAATAACAATAGGCGTTGGCGTAGGCGTTGGCGTAGTAGGCGTAGGCGTAGTAGGCGTAGGTGGGGTTGGAGTTGGCGTTGGTTGAACACAGTTAATAGTTGGGATATTGCTGGTACTTCCAGTATAACTTCCAGTTTGTACAGTTCCAGAATCAATTGTTCCTGGGCAGCAACCGCAGTTAGCCGTCATGTTTGAAGAAGCAGCGCCAGCACTTTGTGTGCTAGTTCCAATTACTTGATTATTTCCTAAACCGTTAAGGCAGCATCCAGTTGACCAATAGGTTGTACCAACTGCTGGAGTTGGTGTAGGGGCGGCACAGTTTAACGAAGGAACGTTATTACTTTGTGCAGATGTATAGCTTCCGTTTGCTGAAGATGGAATTGCGTTTTGTCCACCAGCGCATTGAGCTGTCATAGCGTTGTAAGCTTGAGCAAAGTCAACCGTACTATAACCTGTGTACTGAACGTTATTAGTACTGCAACATCCTGTATGCCAAAAATATGTTACAGGTGGCGTTGGAGTAGGTGGTGTTGGTGTAGTTGTCCAACTAGCAGTTAAAATCAAATTTGCGTCTGTTGTGTAGCTGCCCCCAGGTGAGTATGAGTTTCCATCGCTACCGCTATAGTTAACAAAAGTAAACCCAGTTCTTGTTGGTGTTTGATTAGTTAAAGTTAAAGGCTGCCCTTGAATTTTTGTTTGATTGCCAGGGAGGTTAGACACATCAGAGCCTCCGGCTGAATATTGGACTAAGTAAGTTGTTACCGGAGGAGTTGGTGTAGTAGGAGTGGGCGTAGGTGGCGTTGGAGTTGGGGGAGTAGGAGTAGGAGTAGGAGTGGGAGTGGGGGTTGGCGTACTTGGGGGCACACAGACGCTTTGCCAAGTACCGCCAATTTTTACGTAAGTGTTGGTGACGGCACGCCAAGTACCGCCTACTTTTACAGAACCGCAATCAGCTGATTCATCAACTGTGCGCCAAGTACCGCCAACCTTTACGTATTGCGCCATTTTTTATGCGTACTTTAACCAAACGTCGCCGTTAATACCGTCTCCGCTAGCAGGAGTGCCGGTTGAAACGTGGATATTTCTAACAACAGCAGATGAAGTAGAGGCTGTAGTAACCGCTCCGTTTGTTTTATTTATGTACTGAGTATGCACATCTGCAACAATTCCCGTCTCAATGTTTGCAAGACGAGCCGCTACTGTATTGAAGGTAGTTGCGGTAGAGATAAACGTTCCAGTTGGGCTTGGAGCTGTTGATAAAGATGGGGTAACGCCCAAAATAGACTGAATAGCCACAATCTCTTCTTGGATAGTGTTTGGATGAGAAGCATAAATAACGTCGGTGACGTCTACCTTAGTGCTAAAGGATTTTATACTTGCTGGATAGGATGCTGGCATTGTCTCTCCTTAGGATGTGATTCCGCCAGAGGCATTAACAGTAATGACTCCAGCTTCTGGTAACTCGTCAACATCGCATACGATGTCTTCTACTTTCAACACTTGTACGTAAGGGGTAGCCCATACGTTTCCTGTAGCGGAAGCTGATGTAACGTTAGAATCCACTTTTACATATGTAAACGTTGTAGTTGTAGGTACGGAGTAAACGCGGTATTTACCATTAAAAGTGGCGTCTACGCTCTCTACTGTTACTACGTCTCCAACTTCTAAAGTATGTGCAACGCTGGTTGTAATTGTTGCAAGGTTAGAAGTTAAAGCTTTGTTTGTAACTGTATAGCTTGCCGTTATAGCCGTTGAAGAGACGTTAGTTGCTACTTTTACATAGCTAAAGGTAGTTGTGCTAGGAACAGCAGTGACCACATATGTGCCGTTAAATGTGGCGTCTACACCATTGATAGTTACTGTTTGACCTACAGTTAGGTCATGAGTGGTATTGGTTGTAAGAGTAGCTACATCGCTTGTTAAAGCTTTGTTTTTAAGATTAAACAGTTGATTGCTGTTGCTTCTACGCAAAACTTTCATTTCAGTAAAGTCTACGCCGTTGATAGAACCGATTGTTTTAAGTACGTATTGAAGGCTAATTCGGTCTCCAAACAGCACACTGTCAATAAACAAAATATCGCCTAGAGCATCAAGTACCGCTTGCTGCACTGTGTACTGGCGGTATTGTGGAAGGACGGTAACATCGCAAATAATGTCCACGCCTACATAATCTGGTGGAGCAATGCTTAGTGTTGTATTAGCTGGAGCTTTACCTACTAAGTAGTTAGACACTCGTGTTGCCGCATTAGTAAAGTCAGTTGTTGGAGTTACGCCGTCAATTTGTACTCCACGGTCGTTAAAGCCACGCATGTAAATAACAACGCTTGAATAGTTTTCGGCGGTTGCAGATGCTTTTTGAATACCGCTCACCTGAAGAGCTAAAGAAGCGTAGTCTTCTGGAGACACTGCTCTGTTTAGCGCTTTAATGCTTGCTGGAGCGTTAATTTTTATAGAGTCAGTGGACTCAGCGTCAGCTCCATAAGCAGCAGCGTCTACGTTAGTTACAGTTAATCCAGCAGGGGCTCCCCACAAATTATCTGGGTCAACCTCTTGAATAGTATCGCCAGGAACGTTACCTACTAATCCGCCACCAATTCGATAGGTTGCAGTAATAGACTTATTGATTGGAGGGATGCGCCCACCAATGTTGTCACCAAATTGAACATAGGTTATATCATCGGCATCTGTAAAAGTAGAGAATGCTGGGGTAGCTCCTGTAACGTCAATTAGGTATTGAACTTTTGTATAAACAACTCCGTCAATTTCAATTTCAATACTGTCTTCAATAACAGGAGATTGCTCTAAAGGATAGGTCTGGTTTGCTATACCTGTGCTCAAACGAACAAACTCATTGGATACAGTTTTTCCTTCAGTGGCAGTTACAGAGTTTGCTCCTGGAGTTGCGCCAACTTGGGCTGGAACAACTACTGCATTGTCGAGTTCAAAATAAATAGGTACTTCTTCACCTGTAGCGGTTGTAGAAGTCGCTATTTGAGTCCCTGCCGGAACTGTTATAGGTGACGCGGTTGAGTTGCTAAAGGTAAGGGTAACTCGAGCAGCGTTTCTAAGAGTTGGTTGGTAGTCAAGAAGAGCGGCCTGGCGCAGGATGCTAGAACGCTTACTTGCTGTAGAGATAAACGCCTCGTTAGCGGAACGGTCAACGTAGTAAGACATAAGGTCGCCCATGTAGGCAAACATTTGAAGAATGGCAATACCAAAGTCAGACTCATCTCTGTTTGTCCAGTCAGGAGCAAAGGTAGGGATGAGGTTAATTAAGTCATCTCGGATAGATAGGTAGTCTCGAGAGGTGTAGTCAATTTGGGGTACGTAATTTAAATCAGCCACCGGTTACCTCTTCTATTATGTCGCCGTATCGAGTAAACAGGGCTGTTCTCAAGCCAACTGTCTGCGGATTACCTTCAGGGTCATTATAGTGGATTTCCAGGGTCAAGTCACTGGTGTCAGTGTCCAAATCTGCCTGCAAATCTTTAAACACCAGGTCTGGGAACCACTTTGAAAAACCCTCAACAATTGATTGCTTTGCTGCTGTGGCGGCTTCGTACTCGTTTTCAAAAACTGTTGATGGCACAGTAGTTCCATAAGTTGGGAGCATAAGGCGCTCACCTATTTGAGTAAGGCACATTAATACGATTCGGTCCTTAAGAATCTTAGTGCGGTCAGAGGTTGTGCCTACTGTCCCGGAAGCTGAAAACTTAAATGGATACGATATGGCTCGTTCTGCCATTATAGAACTCCAATCCAGACGGGAAAGTTAGGGTCTCCGCCTATATACATTACCCAAACAGTGTCGTCTAGTCCTGGTATGTACGCGGCTCTAGCCGTTGGGTTTGCGGTCACTGGTGTGCAGGGAAATGCCCAGTTTGATATGGACTCGCCCGTTACTTGAGGAACCTTTACCTTAATTCTTGCTTTGTTATCTGGGTCTGAGACATCCACGCATTTTCCTGGATAGATTCCAAAAAACTTACGGTCATGGTCTTTAAAGAGCACCTTGTAACCTCAACTTTTCGTACACAACGCCTGGCAACGGGTTTTTGGTAATCGTCGCGTTTAAATCTCTTTTTCCCTTGCTTATCCAATTTGCTTTGTTAATAGAGTAGTCATCGGTTTGAGACCTGTTTTTTGTAGCATTAATCAAATACTTTGATGAGGGGTTATTACCAACTTTTGCTACGTTTAATATAGTCTCAGGTTTAGTGCTGCTTCTAATCTCGCTTGGAATAATGGTTCTTAACTCTGGATTCGGAGGAGTTTCTAAAGATACGCCATCGGTCCAAACATTTGCAGACCCCAAGGAGTCAATTCCAGCTGTCAGTTTAGTTGTATAGACAGCGTTAGTGATTAGGTGTTCGGTCTCTAAAACAATCCAATAACCAGAGTAGTCAGTGCTCAAGCCTTCTAAATATATAGGCATGGTTGGCTTTAGCTCCGTATTTCCTAAAACTTCAACTTGAGCTCTATAAGGAAACATGGTCAATAAATCAGCGGCAGCAGCCTCATAGGAGGCTGAAGAAAAATCAATGGCTGTTGTTCCTGATTGAAACGAGTCAAAGAAGGATTGCTG